TGAGCCAGTTGTTCTCAGGTTACCTTGAAGAGAGTTGATACTGTTGTGCCAGGCTTCCATCGAGTTACGGATGAGGAAGTCTTCATCATTCATAACTGTAACTGACCATGGTGCAAAAGTTCTGTCGCCTGCAACTCTAACCTTACGACCGAAATATGGAATCTCAACAAAACCCATTGTTGATTCTGGAATTGTTGAGACCTTAACCATAAATGGTGTTTTTAAGTCCCCTGCACCGTCTGCCGGATTGTTAATCTGGACTTGAAAGAGTGATGGACGGGCACCACCAAAAGCTAACTGAGCTTTGATTTCATTTACATTAAATGCCATTTTGGAATTCTCCTTGTATTCCTATTTATTAGAACTGTCCAACAACTTCAGAAAACTCAACACCGGTTCTTACAGCTACAAAGTTTAGCTGAATGTAATTGATTGAGCGAGCTGGTTTAACATAAATGTCGCCAATAAATTCGTTACGATCAATAACTTCACCGGTATTGTTTGTTCCATCGCATACAACTTTAAAGTCATAAATGCCGCGACGGCCCTGTACGTCTCTCAAGAATGGTTCTACCAAGTTTTTGAACTGTGCTCTTGTAAACTCATCGTTAAATTCGAACAATGAGAACTTAGCAGCAGTACTAATTGCTTTTTCAAGAACAATGAACAATCTACGAACATTGATTCTATCAAATGCACTTGGCTGACCAAGCAATGTTTTATCACCAAACAACAATGTTCCCTGACCTGGGAATGTGTTGACAGGGTTTACATCAGCTTGATATAGTTGATCTCTGTCAGCTTTGTTTGGATTGTAAGCAAGTTTAACGATGTTCTTAACACCACCACGTGAGAAGCCAGCAGGTGAGAACCATGCATCTCTTTCAAGATCTGTTCTTACGCAGGTACCAGCAATGTCACCATTTAGTGGAATGTAGCGATATACATCATTATACTTGTCATACTGATATTTGTAGCCACTATCAAGAACAGCATAAGATGTGCTTGTTAGTGAATTTCTGAATGCAATTACATCATCTCTTTCGGATCCAGCGTTGTTAACAACATCTGCTTGATCTGGCGAAACAAATACAACACAATCTTTACGAACATCAGCGATATTATCAATAATATCATTGGCAAGGCCTTCACCGTTTGTACCACCGCGAGCTTTACCCTGAAGAATCAAAGAAACATCAACATCTTCGGCTGAACTAAACAACCTATAACCACGATTGGCTGTTGTTAAATCATTTAGACCAATGATATTGGATTCTGTTACTGTTGTTGCTGTTGGACCACCATCAGAACCTGTTGATAATTGACGGTATATAGCAGTTTGATTGCCACCATACACTTTACCGTTAGCAAGAACTGTACCTTTATTTGATCCAGCTTCGTGATCCAACCACCAGATATATTGTGATCTGTTGTTAATTACGTTTTTGTAATAGTTGTTTGTACCATCTGGATTAACAGCATCGGATGCTTTTGATACTTTATCAAACACCTCTAACACTGTTCCTCTTGTACCCGTCCAAGCACCATCTTCATCATACACAACTACATGCATCTGATCCGTAGAAGCACCCAAAGCTGATGCTTGGGCTGATGTACCTGGAGCACCAGATACTGAACTTGCAAACAACCACTTACGTGTTACCGAAGCTCCTGTTAATGTTTGACCTTTATAAGCAGAGAAAAGAGTGATTGATGTAGCGTTTGTTACTAAACCCACTGTACCAATTAACTGTGTTCCGTTAAAGATCTGATCACCAGGTGTAACCTCTGTGTTAAACGCAGTTGTTGTGCCTGTTACAATGGCACCACCGTTTGCTACAGCAATTGTACCCGTCAAAGCCAGTGAGAATGCATTCGCACTATCACACGTTGATACAGCGAGCGAATTGCCTAGATCACCAGGGAATCTTGCAACCCACTGTGTACCAGACTTACCATTTGGATATTGGTTGTCATAATCATCTTCATTTTTAATCAGAATACCCTTAGTATTTGCAGGATAACATGCATTCTGTGTTTTTTGAGTGCCATATACATTAAATCCATCAGCACCCTTACTGAATGTAACTGTTGGGTTTGTATCATACCCTGAGCCAGCGCTTGTTAGCGTGAGTGTCAAGCCACCATTTACTCCTGATACCGAAGCAGTGATAGTAGCTGTGTTTGATCCAGTATCTGGATCTGAAACTGTAACAGTTGGTGCAGTCAAATAACCAACACCTGGTGTGTTAGTGGTCAAAGCAACACTACCGTTTGAAGAACTATTAGCAGTAAGTGTAATTACTACGTCTGTGTTACTATATGTCACTGTATCAGTGTTAGCTGTACGTGCGGCACGAACTACATATAGCTTGTTGCCATATGAAAGAAAGTTTGCGGCTGTATAAAAGGTTTCGAAATTGGTGTTAGATGGCTTGCCAAATCTTTGTACTAGATCATCTTCTGAACTAACCAATACGCGTTGATCGACAGGTCCCCATTTAAATGGTCCTGAGATGGCTGCTTCGGTTGTAGACACGGCTGGTACAACGGAAGTAAGATCAATCTCACTGACATTCACACCTGGGCTTACTTGAAATGCCATTTTTATTCTCCTTAATAAAAATAAATTAGTTGGTGTATATTTTCAAGTCTATTTATAAACTTTCATATTTACAGCAACGTTCCCCACTCATCATCTGGATCATCTATACCATTAACGGTAAACCCTAGAGGTAACATCTGATCCTCTAGTTGTTGCTCATTCATTTTCTCAATATGATGTCTAAAATCTGAGTCTGTTATCTCTTTAAAATAGTCCTGATTAACCATCCATCCAAGTAATACAAGGCACATAACCATATCGTCATGTGCACCTTCCTCTGCTTGAAATGAGTCATTAACTCTAACAAACCTACTTAGCTCAATAATTGTGTCTAAATCTTGTAATATCAGCTTGTCGGTCTCAATTAAATCTTTTAGATTGGAACAACCTATTCTTTTAACGTTTGATGTGGTTCTTACACCTTTGGTATTCTTTTTATCACCAAAACCAGAACTCAATACCTGGCCAGCGCGGCCCATACTACTCGTCCAGAATATATTACTATATTCAAGATCTTCGTGTATAATATCAGCAACCTGAGCTCCAATATCATTATTTTCAACCAATACATATGCATCATTAAAGTTCTTAGCAACATTAAATACAACATTAGGATATGCCAAAGGTGAAATGTTGTTATTATGATATACACAAACTTGTTTATATGGGTATTGTGTGGTGTCAATTACTTGAAAAGCACTAGCATCGATACCTACACCCCTTGAAGTATCAACAATAATTGTATAGCTGTGACCTGGAATGGGTGTTTCATACATTCTCAAGCTATCTTGTATATGTACAGGCTTTCTATGTGCTAATGATCTTAATTTAGTTGGGGATATTAATGTATTGGTTGAGCCGACAAACTCACACTCAAATTCCACTCTAAATTGATCTTCAGACGTATTTGATATCATATCAATACGCCACTGCTCATCACGACCTGGAACATCCGACCAATGCACATCAATTGTATTGTATTGGTTACGTTTTTCCTCTGCATCTACCCATAATTTATAAAACAGATTCATACCATTAGGCGTAGATGTAATCAAAACCTTTGATGTTTGACCAGATGAAATTGTAGGAAACACAGATGCAAAGAATGTTTCTTGTAGATTACTAGGTACGAATGCAAACTCATCGAGATAAATCAGATTGAATGATCCCCCTCGAACAGCACTGGAAGATGTAGCTGAAGCAAGAATCTTTGAACCATTCTCTAGCTCTATATTGCCTTTATTCCACTCCGAGACACCCATTTGAAGCCATCTAGGAAGGTGTTCGTATGCTAACTGGATCCTAGACAGGATTTCCTTAGATTGCGACTGTTTATGCGCTAGAATTGCAACATTATAGTTTTCATTGAACAACACATGCCACAAAATAGCAGCAGCAACTGTTGTTGTTTTACCTGACTGTCTAGGCATCTTACATATTGTAAAACGATTGTTTACAACAGAACCAACAATATCCTCTTGGAAATTATACAGCTCAAAAGGGACAAGACCCTCATCAACATTAACG